CAGCCTCAGCAATAATGCGTTCAGTAGCCGAATCTGAAAGAACGATATCCCAATCAAGCCCTGTGAGTTTAGCCTTGCGAACTTCAATACAACGGCGAAGAATATCAATCTGATCTGCGGCTACGCGAAGGGTCTTAAATGGTACGAGGCGGTTCTCAAAAAGGTTGATGTTCTGAGCAACCAAGAACTCGTAACGGCGTGGATCAGCGCGGTTAGTGCGTGGGTTGAGCGGGTTGATCGCGTTAGGAAATAGTGGAACTGCGGCAGGAAATGGTGCGCTACCGAGAATAGGATCACGATACATAGGGTCAGCGTTGTAATGCTGAGTATCGGTGCTAGTTAAAGCATTAACATTGACTGGAGAGGCTGAAGGCGCAAGTGTTGGCGCTTTAGTAATCTGCTCCGCTACCTTAGCGGCTAGGCGATCTAACAAGCCCATCTATTCTCCTTTATTAGCGAACCCAAATCATGCCTACATCGGCAGTTGGTCTTAGTCCTGCGATTTTCCATCCATCTGTTTCCCAAGCCTTAGCGTGTGCATCTCGCCAAGCCCATAAATCTTGATCTATGTCATACCACTTATCGGGTTGTTCTAAGTGATTGACGATGAACTGCGGTGCAACCTGCGTATATCCAAGAGCCGCTAGGTAATGTAGTTGCTTCTGGTGTTCGTCTATCGTTGCCTGAGTCCACTCAAAGGTAAGCATCTTGTATTTACAGATCATGCCCTTGAATACTGACCACTCAGCGCCTTCAACATCTATCTTGATGAGATCAGGCTCGCCGTAGATGTTGGCGAGGGTGTCTATCGTGATGGTGTTGGCGTATATAGTTCTAAATGGCTTGCCGTTATATGGCATATCCGGGGAAGTTAGCCAGTCCTTGTTTAAGGTGCTTAGTCCATCTTCCTGCGCCTCGTAGAACTCCACGCGCTCGTTATCTGTATCAGATACGGCTAACTTGAGCGGGATTACGCGAGTTTCGTAAATAAAATTTTTAACAAGATCTGCATAAATCCGCGAAGGTTCTACGGCTATTACATCGTAACCTTGAGCGAGCGCAGCAACCGTAGCATCGCCCCGGTTAGCGCCGATATCAAAGAATAACGGCAAGGTTCGCCTCTATCGCGTTGCGGTACTCGTCAGATATATCCAAGCGAAGTAGTTCGTTGAAGATATCAATAGATTCTTGCTTGCGACCTAACCACCATGCTGCTACTGCTTCTTCAAACTCTAGAGCATACGATACATAGCCAACATCGGCAGGTAGTGGGCTGAACCCAAAATCATCGTTAGCCACATTCTGACCTATACGCGAATAAACCCACGCCTTGCGCCAGTTGCCTTGGCGTTCGTGGAACTGCGACAAGAGGAAGAAACCTTCTGGGCGATCAGGGTCATAACCGATTGCTTGCATGAGGCAAGTTTCAACAGTTGTTAGGCGGTCAGTCTGATCGTTAAAGCATTTGGCAAGTTTAAGCAGCGAGGTATAGACATAAAGATCGCCCCACTCTTTGCCATATTCTGCGGTGCGTAGATAAAAGGAAACTGCGCTCGCTATCTGATCTGCCTTCTCATACTCAACGGCAACATCAAAGTTGAGTTTAGGATCAAAGGGATCTTTAGATAGTGCATAGATCAGTTCATCAAGCATCAAGCGCCTCCGCTATTAGATCCTCAATAATAGCGCGTGGTGTGCGTAACACAAACGCGGCATTATCGGCAACGGCAAAACTAATCAGTAGATCGCCTTCATATTCGGCGATTCCTACGCAGAATTCAATCCTGAAATCTAGGAACGAGAACTCTTTAGATAAACCGACAAGGTTTAACTGATCGTCATAGACACAAAGCCTGTGGCGATAGATGCCGTCTTTCTGGTCAAGATAGTTTTTGAAAAGATCAACCTCATGGGTTATTGAGATGTAACAGTTGCCCCATCGTATGAGTTGAGATCCTCCGCGCTGATCTTTAGGCGGTTGAACTCCTTGGCGAACGCTAACTTGTTTGGTTTCTGTGCCGTCAAACTCGACCACTTCAACAGGGCTAGACCACTTAACAAAATGATAAGGGCGATCAACAATAGGCATCCAGTTCTTCTCGCAGTACGAGGTATCTGGCGCTGGAGCCGGGATTCGCTGGCGATCAACTTCCTTGGCAACCCAGTTCTCTTTATCTAGCGTGATTTTGGTTAGTTCCATACGACCCACGCCGTTAGTTGTGGTATCGCGCCGAACGCCAATCAGACAATATGTGTTATTCCACATAACGAGGCGAGCATCTTCAAGCCCAACAAACTCCCAGATAGGCTGATGCAGGTTAAGCATCTCAACCTTGGTGCAGTCGGTCATTACTAGATCGCTATTGAGGCGAACGAGGTAATTCTCGGTGACTAGGCGCTGATCCTTCTCAGGATGAAGATAGGCAAGCGGCCCCCAGTTTGAAGGGTAGAGTTGCTTGTTCTCGCTATGGTAAAGAATGTAATTGACTACCCGGACATTGACGAGGATATCGCCGTCAGAGTCAATAAATACCGAGGGGTTCATTCCCCCAAAAGTATTAGGTATTGCTATTGGGGCTAACTTGCCCCCATGCCCAACCGCCTTTTGGACTAAGTTCATTAGGCTACTCTATCAAGTTCACAAGTGATCGTGTCTTGTCCTGTGATAGTTGGGTATAAACCTGCGTTGTGGCTACCGATGAGTGGCGCATTAAATCTCTCACGGCTAGTAGATCACCGTTGGACTTTTCAAGCATCGTAGTCGCAAAATAATGGCGCAAAGAGTGAAAGTGCTTGGCGTTTGGCCCAAGGATTCGGCGCATCTCGTTAGCAGCCTTTTTGGAAAAGGTATTAGGTGTCACTTCCCATAGTTTGCCTAAAGTGCCGTGAGATTGAATCATCTCGGCAACTTTCTTGGCTACTGGTACTACAAGATCAGTCTTGCCTTTACCGACAACCCGTAGCGAATACCCGCCGTTATCTTCAATCAAGTCAGCGCCTTCGATCTTGGCTACCTCATGCGCTCGCAGTCCGACTAGACCGCCAAGCATGAACCAATCTTTGTAAGGTTGCGTGGCTTCTGCCATCAACTTATCAAATTCAGCCTGTGTGACTGGCTTAGGTACGCCGCGACCAGATTTAACTTTAGGAAGATCCTCAGCAGCGTTATTGCCGTTGATAAGGTTCATCTTGTTCAAGTGCTTATAGATTGAGCGAAGCCGGGAAACATAGTTTGCCTTGGTGCTTTGCTTGGTAGCCGATAAGACCACCTTCTCAAGATCCTGAACAGTAGCAAGCGCAGGATGTACGCCTATGCGCCGAATAATCTGCCAATCGGTACGGATCACATACGGACTAAAACCCGAGGTGTCATAGCGGTTTTTCAACTGCCTATAAATTTCCTCAAGGGGTACGAGTTCCATGCCTTAAGGGTAACAGGTACTAACTCTCGGTGGAGTGTTCCCTACCGCTTCAAGGTTCTAAGAAAGAACCAGCGCTTGAGGCGCAAGATAGGCCGATATTTGATTTTGTTTAAAAGCCTACGCCTATCTTGATAAAACAATAGACCCGTTGGGTCATCATCTGTCATTCAGGCAAACTCTCAGTCAAGTGTTTCAATGTCTTATCGCATATAAGGCAAAAGAACCGATTATTAAATGCGCTTCTGACAACAATATGCAGATTCAATTTACACTCTAATTGATGAAATATGTGACGATATTTGTATGGTATTGCCAAGGCTATTTTGGCTCGTAGTTTTATATACTTATTCATTTGAGTCATTTAATATCCCTGAAACTGACCTTACCTTTGAGGCAACACCAGCAAGTTATTATCTACCACAATGACAACATTTGCATTGGCTAGAATTTTCTTCTCTTGGCTTGATACCAAGAATTTTATCAACCTTCTCTGCAATCTTGAAGATTCTATAGTCTACAGCAGTGCCGTCTTTTGGCATTTTGTACCCCCTTCTAGGTAGGAAATACCTTACACCCTCAGGGGCTAGGCTGGCAAATCTTAGGTCAAGTGTCGGAAATTAACCTTGCCTTCAGGACAACGCCAGCAAGTCAGACCTAGCAGGTCATCGCCATACCAAGCCTCATAAAAATCGTGGCCTTTGAAGTGGCAGATAGCCTTGCCTATAACTGAGCCGAAAAACCAGTCAGTAATCTTGAACCACATCTTGCCCCCTTGGTAACCATATCCTGCCCCCACAAAATGAGGCAGGAGATGGAGGTTAAGATTAAAGCCCTACCTTTAAACTCGCGGGATTAACCTACCACAGATGGGTCGGTAGGCGCAGAGTTGGCTGCAAGTGTGGCTAGGTAGGCTTGGTAGTCTGAGTTGGCTTCAACCATT